ACGCTGTACGTCAACTTGTACTTATAGATATGGCATTTAATATGGGAGTGCCACGTTTATGTAAGTTTAAAAAGATGTGGGCTGCTATCCATGATGAAGATTTTACTACAGCATCAAAAGAAATGCTTGACAGCAGGTGGGCAAGTCAGGTAAAATCACGTAGTACAAAATTAGCACACGCAATGTATTCAGGAGAAATGTAATGAAACTATGTAAAGGTTGTAAAACCCCTACTAAATGCAAGAAGGCAAAGGCTTGCTTAAAAAAAGGTAAGTAGATGGCTAGAGAGTTAAACGAAAAGCAACAATTGTTTTTAGAAGTTTTGTTTGATGAGGCTGGTGGTGATATGGTTGCCGCTAAAAAACTTGCCGGATATTCAGACGGTACTCCTACTACATCAATCATTAAGGGTTTGAAGGAAGAGATTCTTGAAGCCACACAGATGTACATGGCTCGTAATGCACCAAAGGCTGCACTTGCAATGACAGGTGCGCTGTATGACCCAACTGAACTTGGCATTCGTGATAAGATGTCTGCTGCTAAAGAACTGCTGGACCGTGTAGGTTTGGTAAAGACAGAAAAGATGGAAGTTAAAGCAAGTGGCGGTGTTATGCTTATGCCACCTAAAGCAGTTTCAGAAGAGGATGAAGACTAATGGGAAGTAAAAATGAAAGAGATACCTTAATTGGTACTAAATCTGAAATGATAAAAGTAGCTAGAGAAATGGGTTTTTCTGAAGAAAAGATAAAAAAAATATTTGGTAAAATTCCTGATTCTATGAAATTAGATTCTAAAGTTCGTAAAATGAACACAGGCGGTTTATCAACAAAAAATTATGTTAATCCTGTAACTGTTGTAGATAATCGTAAAAAGAAATGACACGTAGTATAGGCAAGTGGAAATTACCACAGCCAACAGATATAAAAGAAGAAAACGAATGGGTACAGATTCCTCGTATTGCTAGGACTGTACCATTTGGTTATAAGCTGAATGACGATGACCCTGACATACTTGACCCCATCAAGACTGAACTAGACCTGCTAGAAAAAGCAAGGCAACATGTAAGACAGTATTCGTACCGTGAAGTAGCGAACTGGCTATCAAAGAATAGCGGTAGAACTATATCACATGTGGGTTTGAGGAAACGGTTAGACAATGAGCGACAACGTAAGAACCAAGCTGCAAGCCTCCGCAAGTGGGCAAGCTATGCGCAAACGGCAATCGCCAAAGCGCAAGAAATCCAAGAAGCAAGAACAGGTGCAAAAGCCGACAGTTGAAATAAAAGAAACTGTCGATGTTGCACGTGAAACGCAAGAATACGAAACAGCTAGTATTGAAGAGACAGCTAACATACTCTTCAAACCTAACGCAGGACCACAAACAGAGTTTCTTGCTGCAGCTGAACGAGAAGTACTATATGGTGGTAGTGCAGGGGGCGGTAAATCCTACGCCATGCTTGCTGACCCATTACGGTACATGGGACATCCACAGTTTAGTGGGTTGATGTTACGACATACAACTGAAGAACTGCGAGAACTTATATTTAAGTCGCAGGAGTTGTACCCAAAAATCTGGCCCGGCATTAAGTGGTCAGAGCGTAAAATGCAGTGGACTGCGCCATCTGGTGCAAGATTGTGGATGTCTTATCTGGATAGAGATGATGATGTCTTGCGTTATCAGGGTCTGGCATTTAGCTGGATAGGGTTTGACGAACTTACCCAATGGTCCACACCATACGCATGGAACTACATGCGAAGTCGTCTAAGGTCCACTGCTCCTGATTTACCAATATACATGAGGGCAACAACTAACCCCGGTGGACGGGGACATCACTGGGTCAAGAAAATGTTCATTGACCCTGCACCTTATGGAAAAACTTACGATGCAACAGACATTGAAACAGGCGAAGTCTTACGATATCCGGCAGGACATCCTAAAGCCGGAAAGCCTTTATTTAAGAGACGCTTTATCCCTGCAAGACTCTCTGACAATCCATACCTCTCAGAAGGTGGTGATTACGAGGCCATGCTTCTTTCGTTGCCAGAGCAGCAACGTAGGCAGCTTCTTGAAGGCGATTGGGACATTAAAGAAGGAGCAGCCTTTACTGAGTTCAATCGTGACATTCATGTTATTGAACCTTTTGATATCCCTAGTAACTGGGTTAAGTTTCGTGCTTGCGATTATGGTTACGGGTCTTTTTCTGGCGTACTGTGGTTTGCAGTCTCACCTTCAGAGCAACTCATCGTGTACCGTGAGTTGTATGTGTCCAAAATGCTTGCCACAGATTTGGCAGACACAGTATTAGATTTAGAGTCTGGTGATGGAAACATCAAATACGGGGTTCTTGATTCTTCTCTTTGGCATAAGCGTGGCGATACTGGTCCTAGCCTTGCTGAACAAATGATTAGTAGAGGATGTCGTTGGAGACCCTCAGATAGAAGTAAAGGCAGTCGTGTAGCTGGTAAGAATGAGATACACAGACGCTTGCAGGTAGATGAATTTACAGAGGAACCTAGACTTGTATTCTTTAATAATTGCACGAACACTGTGTCCCAGTTACCAGCCTTGCCCATTGACAAGAAAAATCCAGAAGATATTGACACGCATTCAGAAGACCACTTGTATGATGCGTTAAGATATGGTATAATGTCCAGACCAAGGTTTAGTATATTTGACTATGACCCTATGGGAAGACCGGGTGGCGGCATGAGAGTAGCAGATTCAACATTTGGATACTAAGGAACTAAAATATGGCTGATGATGATATTATGATTGAAGATGACGCAATTGCATTAGAAGATACAGATGATTCTGTACAGGAAGATGTAGGCGTTTCTTCTATTATACCTTTTATTCAAGAACGGTATCAGAAAGCAGAAGACTATCGCTATCAAGATGAAGAGCGTTGGATTCGTGCATATCGTAACTATCGTGGTCTGTATGGTCCAGATGTACAATTTACTGAAGCAGAAAAGTCTCGTGTATTTGTAAAGGTTACTAAAACAAAAACACTTGCTGCGTATGGTCAAATTGTTGACGTACTATTTGCTAACAATCGTTTTCCTCTTTCTATTGACCCAACAGAGTTACCTGAAGGCGTAGTGGCTGACGTACACTTTGACCCACAAGAACCAGAGCAGTTACGTGAGCAAGAAGATTTAACAAGCCCATATGGTTTTAGAGGTGACGGCAGAGATTTACCTGCTGGTGCTACTGCCAAAACTTTGACAGAAAAACTAGGACCACTTGAACAGAAACTTGACAGTGTACAAGATAAACTAAAAGAAGGTCCGGGACAAACACCTACTGCTATTGAGTTTAGCCCAGCTATGGTAGCCGCTAAAAAGATGCAGAAGAAAATACATGACCAACTAGATGAGTCAGGTGCAAGTAAGAGTCTTCGCAGTAGTTCTTTTGAAATGGCGTTGTTTGGCACTGGCGTAATGAAAGGTCCATTTGCTGAAGACAAAGAATATCCAAATTGGAATGATGAGGGTGATTATGACCCACTCTTTAAAACTATTCCTAAAGTATCGCATGTATCTGTGTGGAACTTTTATCCTGACCCAGATGCAAACAATATGGATGAAGCACAGTATGTAATTGAACGACATAAGATGTCACGTTCACAATTACGCAACTTGAAGAAACGTCCATACTTTCGTTCACAGGTTATTGATGAAGCTATTTCTTATGGTGAGAACTACACAAAGAAGTATTGGGAAGATGACTTAGCAGACTATGCACCAGAGCATGGCGTTGACCGTTTTGAAGTTCTTGAATATTGGGGCATGGTTGATGTTGAGATGCTACAAGAACAAGATATTGAAATCCCAAAAGAACTACAAGACTTTGATGAATTACAAGCTAATGTGTGGGTTTGTAACAACAAACTAATTCGCATGGTACTCAATCCGTTTAAGCCTTCAAAGATTCCATACGTAGCTGCTCCATACGAACTAAACCCATACTCATTCTTTGGCATTGGTATTGCGGAAAACCTTGATGATACACAAACACTAATGAATGGCTTTATGCGTATGGCTGTTGATAATGCTGTACTGTCTGGTAACTTGCTTATTGAAGTAGATGAAACAAATCTAGTTCCGGGGCAAGACTTAACTGTATATCCGGGTAAGGTGTTTCGTAGACAGGGTGGCGCACCGGGACAGGCTATCTTTGGTACAAAGTATCCTAACGTGTCTAGTGAAAACATGATGATGTTTGATAAGGCTAGACAGCTTGCTGACGAGAGTTCTGGCTTCCCATCTTTTGCTCATGGACAGACAGGCGTTACTGGTGTAGGTAGAACTGCTAGCGGCATCTCTATGCTAATGGGTGCTGCTGCTGGTTCAATCAAGACTGTCATTAAGAATGTAGATGATTATCTACTACGCCCATTAGGTGAAGGACTGTTCCGCTTTAACATGCAGTTTGACTTTGACCCTTCCATTAAAGGTGACCTTGAAGTTAAAGCACGTGGAACAGAAAGCCTGATGGCTAATGAAGTACGTAGCCAAAGACTAATGCAATTCTTACAAATCTCAAGCAATCCTGCGCTTGCACCGTTTGCTAAGTTTCAATATGTTATTCGTGAGATTGCAAAGTCAATGGGACTTGACCCTGAAAAAGTTACCAACAACATGAGTGAAGCTGCTCTACAGGCTGAGATACTAAAAGGGTTTCAACAGCCTATGGACCAA